TTCCGCTTTTCAAGCGAGTCGGTGAACTGGTTCGCCAGTTCGTTGCCGTGGTCGCTGTCCCGTTGTGTCACGCTGTCCATCGCCTCCGTCGCCCGCTCTGCCATGCGCCTGAGAACGTCTTCCCCTTCCGCGTCTCCACCGGCCATGTCCGCAGCTTCGGCAGCAATGGCGGACGCCTTCCGCCGCAACAATGCGCTTCGGCATTGGTCGAGGTAGAAAGGGAGGTTCGCTGGCGAGGCTGTTGCGTCGGCCAGTTGCATGAGGTAGGCCAGCCCTCCCGCTGCTTCCAACCCGTCACCCAGCCGCGAACGCACGGTAGATATGCTAGACGGCGTGCCGCCAGCCTCTAGCGAGGAGACGGCGCGGAAGACTGCCCCGTTCCGCAAGTCGTAGAACCATTCCGACTTCAAGCCGCCCGCGACGGCATCGTGGAAGGCATCTCCACCCTCATACAGCAGACAGCCGAGAACTCCCTGCTCGGCTTCAAGGTTGTGGATGGGGTTGCTCACGATTGGACGTAACGAAGGGCTTCGCGGTCTGTCATTTGGGAGGCTGGCTTGTTCATCCACCCTTCGCAGAATTCGCCGCTGCTTTTGGGCGGGGCCGTCTTTCCAAGGTCGCCGGGAACCCACGTTGCCGGGTCGTCCTCGTAGCGTTTCTGGTTGAACCACGTCGTCGGGTGCGGCGTGAACGGAGTGCCGGGAGGCCGGGAAGCTGCAAAGGTTTTCGTGAGTTCCAGCAGCCGGGAGGCGGGGACTTCCTCCATCGCCTTCCGAATTGCTGCCAACGCTTTTGGCTTCCCAACTTTCAGCGGAAAGGCTTCGTAGATTTCAAGAGCCTCACTGTCTTTGTCTTTATTTGAAGAGGGAGATGGAGAGGGAGATGGAAAGCATTGCTTGGCGGATGCGTTCGCATCTTGTTTTGTATGCGTTCGCATTGCGTCCGCACCTTTCCACCGTGCGTCCGCACTCGTTTTTGCCTTGTCTCGCCGCTCGCCTTGTTTGCTGGCCTCCTTCCTCAAGCCGTTTGACAACAGCCTTTCGCCGTCCTTTTTGAGCAGCGGCGAAAAGGGATTCTGGATTTCTGCGAGCGCAATGCGAACGCATTCCAAAGGCATTGCCACCGCACAAGCAACCGCTTCGGGGGAGTCTTGAATTGAGCAATGATCATCCGCGTGCTGCCACATCCAGCAGAGCAGTTCGTGATACACTCGATAAGCGGAGTCAGAAAGCCTCCGCGTGTGGGATTGCCACTTGTCAGGATAGAATTGGAAAGCGGGAGGGCGGTTCATTGTGTTTCCTTTCTAATGCTTTTCTCATTTCTTATCGCTGCGAGGCAAGCCGTCCTGTTGCGGCCCTTGCCCGACACAACCATCTCGTCATGTATCATCAGCCGCCAGACGTAGCCGCCGCTCGACCTTTGTATCACGCTTGTGTAGCTCATGCCGCCGCGCTGGGCGACGTTCGTGGTCGGCTTGCGCCAGATCGTTTTCATAAGAAGGAAACCCCGCCGCTGCCCTTGAAAGGGGCTGACTCGCGCCGAATACTCCGGAGACTCTGCCGACTCTCGACGGCTGAATTGCTGGCGGTCACGGTCACGGCGGGGAAATGGTTTACGCGCGGCGGATGGTCGTCTTGTCCTCCCACCAAAGGCGAAGCCCTGCGACGGGCATCTCAGGGAAGCAGGTCGCGTTGATCGCGCTTGCCTTGGCCTCCAGCGTGCAGAGTTCGGGGCGGGCCGCATACAACGCCCGCACGTCCAAGACCTCCCAGCGAACCACCCTGCGCGTGCTTGCCCCTGTTGCGCGAGCCTTCTCAGGCGGCGGTGCGGTGATGAGTGCTTGCAGGGTTTCGTTCGCTCGCAGCATCTCAGCTTCGACCCGCAGGGCGCGGTCAAGGTCGCTCTCGTTCTGCATTGACGCGGAGGCAGCGCGGGCCAACCCCTCGGCGGCGAGCCGTTCAGCCGCCAGCCGCTCGTAGTCTTCGCGGCGTTGCTGCTCCGCAAGGGCGACCCGGCGATCCTCGACCTGTTGGAAGTCGGTAACAAGCCGCTCGATGCGGCCTAGTTCCGCCGAGAGTGGCGCGGTGAAGTCCCGCGCGAGCGAGTCCAGCAGCCGTCCTGCGTCGAGGAGCGGTTTCTTGAGGCTAGTGCGCGTGTCCTCTACGTCGCGCAGCATTCCGCGAATGTCCCGCGCGGCTTCCACTGCGGAGTTCTGCTCGACGGGGTTGGTCACGACTGCGTTTGTCACGGCCCGAAAAACGAGGTCGTTGCGTTTGGATTCAGCCTCCTCGGTGACGCCAAAGAGCGGCGGAAGGCTGATTTCTTGCTTGATGAGTTTCATGCTTTGTTTTGGTTCGGAGTTACAGGGACATCAGAACGCAACGTCGTCGCCGTCCTCGCGTGCCACTTCCGGCGTGCGCGGCTCCATCGCCGGGACGATGAGCGGGGCGGGTGCGGCGGGGCGGGTGCGCGAAAAGTATTCGGTCAGGTAAGACTGAAGCCGCGTGTCGAGTGCCTTCGACGCCTCATTTGTGTCGTCGGAAACGTCTTTCAAAATAAACGTCGGGGTCTTGTATTTGACGCTGCCGTTTTTTCCCTCAACGCTCCCAGTAATTGTTACGGCTTTTTCCCAAAGTTTCGTGCCAATAGCCTTCTTGAAATCAACCCAAGAATTCAACGCGGCTCCCTTAAATTGAACCGCACCAATCCTCAACTCACCGTCTTCGCGGAAAGCGCAATAAATGCTAGAAACGTAACGGCCACCGGCTGCGTTGACAGCATCCTTGATCTCTGAATAGAGACCCTCGCAAATGATGCCACCCTTGAAGGCTTTTACGGTGAGCGGATCGGACTTCGTGCTGCGGACTTCGTTGCTGTAAATCCCGCTGTCGCTAGCGTCGTTCCAGCCTTTGACCGTCGCCAATTCGTCGAGCGCGAGAAAAGTGAACGGCAAATTGCATTGGACATTCTCCTTTTTTTCCTTGTCCCAATAATGCAAATAACCCCCGGTTGCTCCACCAGCCCATTCAAAAAAATGGACGGCGGGGTTAGGTGACTTGTCTGTAGTAGGTGCGCTGCGGCTCATGATGATGTTTTGTTGACTGCAATTGACTGACGGTTGACCGAACGGCGCAAAAGATAAACAGCCGCCACAAAAAGAAAAGCCAAAAAGCAGCCGGTGCGAAAAGTTACACCTTGGCTTATCTCAAAAAGTAAATTTGCTAATAGCTCAGTGGCCGGGATGCTCTGCTTTGAACTTCGCGTTGTGCGCTCTGGCGATGGCTCTCACCGCGTCCGCTATCTCGCGCAGGAACTCCGCTCGGGCCGTTCCGTTGCGTTTGAATTCGACGGGGAATATTTCAGCCATGCGTTCGGTCTCGCCGCGTGATGGGTCGCTGTGGGAGGTGAGTTGGACGGTTATGAACATAGGGACGGTGGAGCCTAACGGTTGACGGTTGTGGAGTTGCTGAGATTACTTCCCGCGCTTCTTTTCGAGAGGGCGGAAATGAGAGACGAAGGCGGTGGTGCGGTGGAGTTTGACCAAAAATCGCTTCCGCTCGACGACCCCGCCGCGCACGCCGATAGCAAGTGCCCGCCTCGATGCGAAGACGCTGGTCTGCCACTTCACGGCCCACTGTTTAGCGGAAAACCAGCCAGACGGTATCACGTCTGGCTTTTTGCAAGCTACGTCGCGGATTCGCTGTAGGAGTTGGTTCGCCGTCACGATGGAAGTCTCCACACTGCCGCGTTACTGGGCTGTTCGTGCAGCCACAAAACAGAAGTGTCCCCGCTGTATTCCCCCCAGACAAAGCCTTGCGACCAGGACAGTGTGGATTTGCGGGTCTTGGCGAACTCCATCGCTTTTTTACGAGTGAGTGTGCCGACGCAATACCCAGTAGGGTTGTCGCTTCTTCGCCCTTTAGCTACACCGGCTCGGTGGGTATGTGCGTGAACGATGTTTCCGAATGCCTCCGCGTGGTCTCTAATAGCGTTTTCGGAGTAAAAAACACCGTGCATATATCTGAACCCGCCAATCATTTTACCCTGATATATGCCGTCGTATGGAACAAATTCCGCCTTCAGCTTTTTGCAAGTGTCAACGATTTCACCCAACACTGCCGCCGCGCAATGCGAAATGATGGCGTTCGGGCTTTTGGCAAGGCGATAGAGACGGTCTTCATGGTTTCCAGCCAAGACCAGCGTGGGCCGAAGCTGCTCCAAAAAATCTAAACCGCCCTCCACGTCAGGCTGGATTGGCTCGGCCTCGTCTGCGCTACCTTTTGCTCCAGCTCGGAACGCACTTGTATCGCAAAAATCACCTAAATGGACGCAGGTATCTGGCTGGTAGCTGGCTCGGAACGACAGCACGGCCTTCAGGGCCAATGGGTCTGCGTGTAGTCCGTGGCTGCAACCAACGGCGAATATCTTTTTCCATTTCCTTGTTATGTTCATAACAGATCGCATTTTCTGTAACCCTGCTTCCACAATATACGGGAAACAAAAGTTGCAGCGGTCGAGATAGCCTCTTCATTGAGGTCTGGCAGAGCGAGGTGCATCCCCTCATGCGTGAGCGTGTCGAGGTATTCGCTCGCGCTCTGCCGAGGGTCAATAGCAATTTCATTCTCCCCAAAATACGCCTCACCAACGGCGTGTTCCCGCCCCAGTTTCTTTACAACTACTTTGGTGGAGCGTGGCATAGGTCATCGGGCAGCCGGGATGACCGGCAGCGTCACCGTGGTCGAGCGCGTGCTGCTACACCCAGCACTCGACAAGAATAACACCAGCAGCAGCGGCATCAGGCAGCGGAGTAGTTTTGAATTGTGCATAGCTCAATTGAGGTTCCACGAAAACGGGATGCCAGTTTGTGCCGTCGCTGGTCACGGCGACAATGGCCGTGCGATGCGCCCCCCAGCCGGGAACGTGGTTCAGCAAGTAGTTAGCAGGGATGAGGATGCTGGCCTCTAGCATTCCCGGCCCCACGTCGCAGTCGCCGTAGGTCTGCCGGGTGGACATGGCGCACTCGCTCTTAATTCGCGCCGTGATTTCGTCGCAGATGCCGCGCACGGCGTTGTTCTCCAATGGCCTGTTGACTACCTTTGCGTTCACCTCGCGGACGATCTCACACCACGTCGGCCAAAAGTCCTCTTGCAAGAACTCAGCATTGAAGACGTGGACATAGGGAGCGGTGGGCAGGATTTGCGTCCGCGCACTAGGGAACGAGTCAGTCACGCCCTTCAGGAATTCGGGGAAGGGGATTTTCATTTGGGTCTAGTCTCCACCTCGCGCCTGCCGAGGGCGTCGAGGATTTCCAGCATCCTCGCGTCAGGGACTAGGTATCCGCTTTTTGGGCTTATCTGTCCCGCCTTCAATCGAACCACTTCCTTGTCCGCTGGTATTACGACCAATCGCACGCAGCCGGTCATCCAGCAGAGCGTTAACATCACCAACGTCAGCTTTAGCCACAGCTCGGCGGGCTTCGTTCTCGTATCGTTCGAGTATTTGTTCACGGGTTTCAGTGCGTTCAAGTTTGCGACGCCAATACCACACGACAAAGCCAATGACCGTGGCGATGAGGCTGACTATGGCGGCGGTCACTTCGCGCTGACTTCCTCGCTGCTCTTGTCGTTGTCCCGCGCCATGATGAGGCCGATGCCAGCGGTGACGGCGGCGATGAGCGCGGTGTAGTCGGGGTTGGTCTCGGGCTTGCCGTCGAACAGGAGCGTCGCGGCCCCTGCTAAAGCGGCGACAATGGCGGACACTCCAGCGGCGGTTGTTTTCCAGCTTTTGTTTTGCATAATGTTAGTCCTGCGGTTTGTTGCGGTTCTTCCATTTCAGCCACACCGAGAGGCACGTCAGCACAAGGGTTGCCGCGAGGACGGCGACCTTCAGGTAGCTCTCAAAGTCCGTGACGGTCACGATGCCAATGACGCCGAGGTTTACGCCCCAAACGCAGGGCGAGGAAACGTCGGTGAGGTAGGTGGAGAGGGTGTTCATGGGGCTTTAGAATGATAGCTCAAGGTGCGTAAAGCTCGGTGAATGTCAGCCCGTATAAGTAGTGGTTGGTGTGACTTGTAACCGTTTGAGCACCCAAATATATAGTGAACGGGACTGACGTGTCAGTGAAGCTAGTTGGCCCCAAGATAAGCTGACTTTGAAACGAAGCCCCTCCAAACTGTTGTGTGAAAGAATTGGCATTGTGAAGTGTGCCAATTTGTAAAAAGGTAGTCCGCCCAATCGAGGCTAGGAAGACGTTATTGTTGACTCCAACATAATTTGTATTAGTTCCAGCAAACACAACCATCTGTCCTGCGGTTGAGTTTGCATTAGACCGCAAGGTTGTAAAAGTAAGCAAAACGTGGGAATTGCTACCCATCAAAGCAGGGAGCGTGGCCTGTGCGATGTAAGTGCAGTTTACAAAGTCGCCGTTGTTTGTGAATGCGCTGCCCGCGCTGACGGCTATGCTTGACAAAAATATATTTGTCGGGCTTGTCCAAAGCCTGCGAATTGCAATTTCGTTCGCGGGGAAGAGCTTTGCAGGCGCAAACGTATTCGTCCCGGTGAAAGTCTGGTTGGCGTTCAGAAAGCCGAGGTTCGTCGTGCCGCCCGTGACGGTTCGGTTCGTCGTGGTCGAGAGCATCGGGTAGGTGGTCGCCGCGCAGAGCGGGAGGCACGTCAGGAGGAGCAGGAGGATGGGTTTCATGGTAGGTTTCAAGGTGTCACTTCAACGGTTTGCACACTCACGCCCCACTTCCAAGTCT